ATTTATTACAATTAAAATTCATGATGGTTTATATGATGATTCAAATAAATTCTATTTTATGTCTGGTATGAAAGAAACTAGATTAAGAACACATTTACCATTATTAATGCATCAAGCAGATCATATGGCAGCTCAAATTGAATTTGAGTTATGGGATAATTCAGCTAATCCAAAATCCCCAACCAAACCAGCAAACGCTACTAAGGGCGATAAAACACTTAGAACAGCTAAAAAAATAAATACACAAAATAACCCGAATCTAAAAAAAGCAACAATGGATGTTATAGATTCATTTTTTAAAGACTAATTATGGAAATTATATTAACTATAATATTAACACTAGTAATAACAACTTCTTTTTTTATTATTAGAAATTTATTAAAGAAGAATGAAACATTAGAAGATTTTATAACAAAACAAAGTGATGCAGTTAATGCATGTGATATTAGGTTAAAAGAAATAGATAATAAGGGTATGTTTTATGCTGATGACCAAATTGGGTGGTTTTTTACTGAAATAAAAAAAATCCAAGAAGCTTTAAATGAATTTACACTTAAATAAAATGTAAAAAATATATGACAAACAAAACCGCCCCAACCGCTCCACCAGAACCAGTAGTAACTGGTTCTCCTACTCCCGAACCTAAAAAGAGAGGTAGAAAAAGAACCAAAAAAAGATATTTCACAGAAGACACAGATGCAGCTATAAAAGAATATTTAGCTTCTTCAAACCAACCAGAAAGAGACTACATCTTCAAAACCAGAATTCATTATCCTTTCTATAAATTAGCCGAAAACCTAATCCATACATTTAAATTTTACTATACAGAGGTAGAAACTTTAGAAGATTTAAAACATGAAGTTATTTGTTTTCTCTTAGAAAAATTAGATTATTTTAAACCAGAAAAAGGGTCTAAAGCATTTAGTTATTTTTCGATTGTAGGAAAAAATTACCTTATTCTTTATAATAATAACAACTATAAAAAGAAAAAAGCCAAAGTAGATGTTTTAAAAGCAGACGATGATGATGGTGTATTAAACCAATTAGGAAGGGATAGCCGTAAACAAGACATAAAAGATTTTATAGATTATTTTACAGAATATATAGATAAACATATGTTTACTATGTTTAAAAAAATAAAAGATAGAAAGGTTTGTGATGCTATTAATGTACTTTTTAAACGTAGAGAAAATTTAGAAATTTTTAATAAAAAAGCCCTATACATTTATATTCGTGAAATGACGGATGTAGATACTCCCGTAATTACTAAGGTTACTAAAAAATTAAAAATACTATATAAGGATTTATATAGTGAATTTGCTGAAACAGGATATATAAGAGTCTAAAAATTCCATATTTATAACAAAACGATATGGATTCACTAAATCAAATACTATTTGACGATAAATCTCTCTCAGATTTATTGAAAGAAATTCACGGTAATCAAAAGAAAAAAGCCAAACAACTGGCTTCTTTAATAGCAGAATTACGTCCTCTTGTTCAATCTTTAGGTGATGCTACAGTTGTAGTTCCTTTAATAAAGGAATATATGGAAATTAGTGTCAAAAACGATGACCAATTAATAAAAATGGCAGCTATTGTGCAACGTTTATCGACAGGCACAGCTAATAGTGGAGAGGGGGGAGGATTAACTCAAGAAGAAATGGACAGTTTAATGGATGTAGCTGAAGAAATAGCAAAAACAGTTGAAGAACCTAAACAATTAAATAAACCAAAAAATGGTATATAAACCTAATACATTAACCACAACTGTAGCAACGAAAGGTTCTAAATTATTATCTGTAAGAGTCTTAGATATAATTTTAGACATAAATCACCCTTATGCAGAAGAATATGGGGGGCACGATGCTATAGGAACTATTTCTTTTACATATTTGGATGATAATCTACCCTTGAAAAAAGCTTGGTTAGGAGGTAACACTGCAGGTCCTTTGTTTTCTAATATAAAAAATTATCCTTTAAAAAATGAAATAGTTATAATAATATCAACTTATGATAAAAACACATATAAAAGAAATTCAAAATCTAATTTTTATATCCCCAGTATAAACATATGGAATCACCCACACCATAATGCTCTTCCTACAATCCAAGATTCTAGAAACCCTGATGTATTAGCTGACTATCAAAATGCAGAAAATGGGGCAGCAACTAGACAAGTAACAGATGGTAGCACTGATATAGATTTAGGAAATTATTTTAAAGAACAACTAAAAATAAAACCATTATTGCCTTATGAAGGAGATATGATTATAGAAGGCAGATTTGGAAATTCTATTAGATTAGGATCAACTTCTAAAGCTGTAAGTATAATGGGGGATGAAGTAATCCCTGAAGCCAATAAAAATAGATGGAGTAATATAGGAGAAACAGGAGACCCTATTATTATTATAAAAAATGGACAAAGAATAGAAGAAATAGATAATAAAGGGTGGGAACATACAGTAGAAGATATAGATTTAGATGATTCAAGTATTTATTTAACCTCTAACCAACAACTAACAGATTTTATCCCTGCTTCTGATAATGAAAATTCTTATTTTGCTGGTGAATCATCACTTCCAATATAATGGCCAAAAAACAAAATATAGTACTTAAACCAGAAATAGAAGACATTCCATTTGCAGATAATATAAAGGAGGATGTAGTATTATATACTCCAAAAACACCTAGTATTATTGAACAGGTAATGGAGGTGGAATTACCTTGGGATGTTACTGAAAAAACTTCCTATATAATAGAAAGAAAAACAGACACTCAGCTATATGGATCTGGTCTTATAACCCTTCCTTTAAATAAAAGCACAAAACATACAGAAACAACACCAGAAATATATTCATTATCTTCAGGAAGTATATCTGAAGTATTTAATCCTTTACAAGAAACTATAGGAAAATATTACAAATTAAGGCAGTTAATAAACTACGATTATAATAATCCTTTATATTATGAAATAAATAACTATCCTGGAATAGATAATGGATATAATGGGGAAACAATAGTTAAAAATTTAAAAGATTTAATGGAAAATTGTGTAGATAAAATAATAGAAGTATATCCTAATATTATCTTAATATCTGCTTATAGAAGCTTAGCATTAAATAGAATGATTGGGGGCTCTCATGATAATAATAGTCATATATGGGGTCAAGCTATTGATTTTAAAGTACCAGAAGAACATACTTCATATATATTTAATTGGTGTATTCAAAACTTACCTGAATTTTATGAATTAATGTGGGCTTATCCTGAAAGAGGAAATAAATCATGGATTCATATATCTTATAAAAAGGGACAAAATATTAGAAGAACAACTCTAGCCTCAGAAAGAGAAGACATCCATGAAGCATATGGAGAGTATAGAAGGGGGTATAAAAGAGAATATCAAGAAGGAATAACAAATGCAAGTCAAAATTTAGTATAATATGGGTTACGCACCACAAAAAACAGGAGTATATTCAGGAAGACAAGTCCTTATAAACTCAGATAGATTAGTATTTAATGCAAAACAAGACTCTATACTTTTATATTCAGATAAAGCTATAGGATTTAGTACAAATGGTAGTTTTCATTTTGATACAACTAATATAGGTGATAATAAATTTATAGTAAATTCCCCTAATATTTATTTAGGGTTAACTCCTGATGAGGCATTACCTTCTGACCCTGCAGTTTTAGGAGATGAATTAGGAGAGTTTTTAGGGGGAGATATAGGAGTATTAGAAATATTTAATGATATGATAGATGTTATATGTGATCATTTACAATTTCAATGCCCTGCAGGAGGAAAAGGAAAATTAACAACGGGAAATTGGAAAAATGAAGGCATGTTTGCATCTATAAGGGGAAGAATAAAAATGTTACAAGAAGATGCCATAGCCAAACCAGGAATAAGTTCAATTAAAAGTGATATAACAAAAATAGCATAATATGTCAACACAACAGATAAGTCTTACAATGAACCGATCAATAAGTGGGGTAATGATGAAGGCTAAAGAAAAAATAAAAGATGAAGGTAAAAAAATGATAAAAGAAAAAGTATTATCTAAATTACCTTCAAAAGATGAAATTAAAGAAAAACTAATATCTGCTGCTTGTAGTATATCTGCCCAAGAAAAAATGAAGAAAATATATAATAAAATTCATGGGCTTTTAGAAAAATTAGAAGCAATACTATTAAAAGCTAAAGGTAAACTAGATGCTATAAATGCAAAAATCAAAAAAATAACAGATGGAATATTACCTACAATAGCAATAATATTTGGTATATTAGCAGTTATAATAACAGTAGTTGAAATTATAATGATAGTAGCAAGAATAGGAGTAAATGTTTTAGTAGCTATGTTATCTCATGGTGGTGTACAACAAAAATTAGCTATGTTGATTATAAAAGCTATAGGAATAGTTGGTGAATTTGGGGGTGCTATAAAAACCGGAAAAAAGGCAGCAAAAAAATATATGAAAATGGCATTAAAAATAATAGGAACTATAATGGCCGCTGTTCTATTAATTAACCCAATATTAGAATTTGTACAAAAAATTATGGCTTTTTTAGAATATTTATATTTGATGTACCTCTCGATGTGCAATAATCCAGATAAATCCGTCATGGATGCTGATGGAAATATAAATGAAGCTGCATTAGAAGCAGAAATATTAAAAAATGACCCCACGGGGATATACCCCATCCCCGATATAGAGGAATATGTAGAATCCTTAGGAATTGGGGAAGGCACAGGCCCAGGAACAGCGGCGGCTGTAGGAGGAGGACCATTAACAACAAACACAGGTACAGGCACAGGAGCAGGTATGGGTATAGGAAGTGGAATAGGAGGAGGCCTAGGATCAGGTATTGGTATAGGTGCAGGAGGAAACCAAGGACTCCCAACATGGGGAGGGACAGGAACAGGTGTAAATGGAGGATTTGTAAATAATTCGAGCTTAATGGGTATTTCAGAAAAATTAACCCTAATATATGAAGACCTTATATTAGAACTAGAAGGACAGGGTAAAAAAGAAATAATAGAACATTTAAAAAATCTTGATTTTAGATTCCAAACACGATTTGAAAGAAAAATCGTACCAATAACTTAAAAAATTTTATATTTATAATAAACACAAACAAACATGAAAGCAAAAACATTCGAAAATCTAATTAGAAAAGTAGTTAGAGAAGAAATCGATTATTCGTTACGTAGAGAAATAAAATCACTTAAAGAAGATTTACGTGATGAATTAAAACCAACAATAGTAGAACACACTGAAAAAGTGGTAGAAACTCCAATCAACCCAATGCCTGAAACATCAAAAACCGCATTGAGAGAAAAAATAATGGGATCAAATCCTATACCTAAAAAACCTGTAGTAAAACAAAATTTTACAACTAATAGTGCATTAAATGATTTATTAAATGAAACAGCTCAAGGAAGTATAAATTTAGAATCAAGTAATCCAACACCTATGGAAACAACAAGAATGCCTAAAGAAGTAGAGGACGCAGTAACAAGAGATTATAGTGGTTTAATGAAAGCAATAGATAAGAAAAAAGGAAACTAATAAATGCCTGTAATTCAAGGACTAAAAAGAAAAAACCCATTAGATATTAACAAAAATGTTACTATAGGGGTAGCTTTCCCCTTGGATGAAGTAAATATGTTTAGAGGGACACCAACAACAAAAGAACAAGTAAAAAATAATCTTCTTAATCTTTTATTAACAAAACAAGGAGAAAGAATAAATCACCCCAATTTTGGTATAGGTTTACAAGATTTTTTATTTGAACAAGAAGTAGATAATGTATCTTTAAATGAACAAATACATAATCAAATTGAATTTTATATCCCTGAAATAACTTTATCAAAATCTAGTATAAATTTTGACCCAGACGAACATACATTAACAATTAAAATAATATATAAATTTAACTTAGATAGCACTAAAGATGCCATCTTAATAACTGTTTAATAATGGCGTATTCAAAAGTATCAAATAAAACACAAGAAAAAGATATAAAATATCTAAATAAAGATTATAATTCTTTTAAAAATCAATTAATGGAATTTGCAGAAGTATATTTTCCAGATAA